CTTGTATTCTTGATAATCGCAAGTATTATCAATATTATACTTGACTTTGTGTTTATTCTTACATTTAAAATGGGTGTTGCCGGTGCGGGTTGGGCAACTGTTATCGCACAATTTATTTCGGGTATATTGTGCTTTGTATACAGTTTGAAAAAATTCCCGATTCTACGACTTACAAAGCACGATTGGAAATTCTCTTGGAAATTTGCTTGGCAACACCTTGAAGTCGGCTTGCCTATGGCGTTTCAGTTTTCGATAACCGCCATCGGTACAATGGTAATCCAATCGGCACTTAATTCGCTCGGTTCAACTGCCGTTGCGGCATTTACAGCCGGTTCGAAAATAGACCAATTTGCAACACAGCCGCTTGCGTCATTGGGCGTTGCGGTTGCGACATACACCGCACAAAATTACGGCGCAAGAGAGCTTGAAAGAATTAAAAAAGGTGTGACGGGTGCGGCGATTATCGCAACGGTTTGCGGTATTGTAGGCGGATTTGTTGTTATTACGTTCGCAAAACCGCTTGTTGCATTGTTTGTCGGCAGCGGTCAGAATGAAGTTATGTCGCTTTCAAAAGAATACCTTCTTCTAAACGGTATATTCTATGTGATACTCGGTTTACTGTTCGTTTACAGAAATGCTCTGCAAGGTATAGGCAGTAGTATGATTGCGTTTTTCGGCGGTGTTTGGGAACTGGTTATGCGTTCGCTTGTTGCATTTGTACTTGTGTCGTATTTGAAATTTGCGCCGTCCTTGGACTTCTGCGCGCGTTCCAGCCGGACGTAATCGCCCAGACGGATCACTTTGTCTGCATTCACCATTTACGTTCCTTTCTACTCAGGCGTTGATGGCATCGACGGCCCAGTCGATGTCGGATTGGTCGATGTCGGACAGCGGATTCCCCGCGTTCGGAATCAGCGTGGCCGGGTCGACGGTGACGAGGTCGGCGAAGTTGACTGGATTGGCGCTGTCTGGCACGTCGAAGGTGACCTTGAATTCGTGCGGTGTTCCGGCGCCGACATGTAGCTGGTAGGCCCAGTCCTTTCCGGTCGGCGGAAGATTCAGCGTGATGGTGCCGTGCTGGTCGAGCGCGGTCTTGAGCGGCTCGTCGACCACGATCTTTTTGGTGGCGGTGGCGAAGCGGCTCGTGGGCGTGACGCTGATCGAGTCGTTAGCCAGGTCGACGATGCCGGTGGCGTCGAGTTTGCCGAAGTCGAAATTGATTTGGGTCATCCGTGTCCTCCTTTAGAACAGTGGTTTGAAAAACGAGAGAGGAAAACCCACAGGCCGGAACATTCTGCAGGAACAATGCCGACTGTGGGTTTTCACAAGGTGAAAGGTAAGAAGAATGTTGTTGGGAACGTTTGTGGATGAGGTCTGGTGGCCCTCCTGCGGGAAGCTTCGCGAGTGCACGAGGGTGGGCTACGAGTCGGCCTACCGTTGTCATATCCAGTCGAAGTGGGGTGGTGTCGAGATGGAGTCGATCACTGCATCAGATATCGAGGAATGGCTAGGCTCGTTCAAGCGGGCTGGCGCCGCACGGAAGGCTTGGGCCGTTCTGCGGGCGATACTGAGGCTCGCCTACCGGCGTGGCGTCACGGACAACGACGTGACCAGAAGGGAGATCCGTTTGCCGCATCTCCGCCGTTACGAGCCGCGGGTATTGGACGCACGCCAGGTGCGCCGCCTGTTGAAAGGCTTCTATGGCCACGCGTTGGAGGCGTGGCTGCTGGTCTCCGTGTGCGCCGGATTGCGCCGCTGCGAGTCGGTCGGCTTGGAATGGGCTGACTTGGATTTGCGTCGCGGCACCGTCACCGTGAAAAGGTCGGTGCAGTGGGTGGCGGGCCATGAGACCGTCACCGAACCGAAGACCGATCTGAGCCGACGTACCGTCGCATTGCCACGGTTCGCGGTCAAACGATTGGCGGAACTACGCCACGGCACGAAGACCGGCCGACTGGTCGGCAACCTGAACGCGAACCAAGTGGCAAACCACTACCGCAGCTGGTGCAGGCGCATGAAACTGCCCTGCGTGCCTCCACGCAACCTGCGCCACACGTTCGGCACGTTGGCGATCAAAGCCGGAACCGACATCAGTGTGGTCGCACGCCAGCTCGGACACTCCGACATCCAAACCACCGCCAGATATTATTTGAAGCCTGATCTGAGCGTCCTCAAGGACATGCAGAAAGCATGGCAGAAACTCATATTGACCTGCTGATAGCATTCCGTAACCCAGTCGGGTGAATGGGTCGTAGTCGCGCGCCCTAGAGGCTATGACGCCTACTCCGTCGCAAGCATGGTTTTCAAACCGAATACGAACACGTCAATAGACATCAAGCTGCCGATCGAAGCGGCAAACTGGGATTCATACTCCGTCGAATTGCAGTTGATGAACGACGTTAAAAACAAAGTGCCGTCGTTCAACAACATCTCGATGATTACGAACAGTCATTCGGCAAAAGGATTTCAGCTTGTCGCATGGAACGCCAGCGGCACGTCGCTGAGCTATCGCATCGCCGTGACTGTCCACGTCTTCGACGCGAAGCAGTAGTTTTCCGTAACCCTCCCATTTGGCAACGGCAACGGCAACAGTAATGGCGGAATATACCCAATCGGTAAGGTATCTAGCCCAAATGCGATCAAGTCCTTGAATGGCAGAGCCACACTGTCGTCCGGAACGACAGTGGCGATTCCATTCATCCACCCGTCATACCTGCAACGTTCGGTCCAAGTATCGATTGCACCTGATGGAACAGTCAATCTGCTCGTTGGTCCTGAAATTACTGTCACAGGTGGAATCGTGGAAATCCATTTTTAATAGCATTCCGTAACCCTCACGAAATCAAACGTCAACTGGGACGTGAATTATCGCACCGCGTTTGTCGGCGGGATGTTGATCGTCGCGTTTCATGCCATCCGGCTCAACACGGACTGGAATGCCGCGAGGGAATGGGAGTCGTCCAAGCTTTTCACGCTTCCGGCTGGATTGGAGGCCGCGTTCGAGGTGCATTGCGCCGCGGTGTCCAATTCGAGCGTGGGGCTTCATGGCATCGAGGTGCAGGCCGCTGGCAACGAGATCGTCCTTCGCTCGTCCGCGAAGATGACGATCGGCAAAGGCGGTTGGGTCGAGGGCTGCATCACGGTGCCGCTCTGATCGGCGATTAGACGACCGGATAGCAGAGCGAGCCGACGCAACCCTGATTGCTACCCGCGGCTCCCATGTTCGCGCATCTGATGGTGCCGTTCGGATTGACGACGAGCATTCTCGCCGTCTGCCCGTTCGATACGCACACCATCGCATTGACTTCGACCGGAGGGCGCAATTCGGCGGGCAGCACGTATTCGCATTGCACTGAATCCCAACTGCCATTACCGATATTGCCGGAATATCTGACGAGCATCATCATGCCGGTGCGGATGACAGTGAAGCCCTTCGCGTTATACAGAGTTACGGAAAACTATTCCGTCATCCAACAGCCGTGCGCCGTGGAGTAGGCGGATTTCGGGTCGCCAAGCATCTGCACCGTCCCGTCACGCATGACAAGCAGGCTGAAATCGCAGGACGGAAACGCGATGATGCTCTGGTTGGCGAGCGGACGGAACGCTTCTGGGATGGTCTCATTCGCCGTCGAGTAGTTCTGCTGTCCACTGCCGTCGAACTTTACGTTGCCGTTGATCGTGACGATGCGTCCGACGCGACATAGAGTGAGTCTGCTGTTCGTATACGGCGGCTTCCATGGCTGGGTTACGGAAAGCTATTTCACAGGCCAGCAGCCGCAGACGCGGAAATAGTATCCGCTGTTCATACTGCCGCTGACCGTGACCTTGCCGCCAGAGTCGAATGACAAGGCTCCATGCTGCCCGTTCACACCTTCCAGCAGTATCGCGCCTTGTCCTTCCGGCAGAAAACCGGCGGCCATCGTCTCATGCACGGTCAGGCCGTTGGTATTGATGTCGGATAAGAAGGACGTGTTGCCAAAAGCGAACGCCATCATGCCGACTTTGGCGATATGTACCGTCATGCCGTAAGGCCCATGCCAGATTTGCCGTTCAAGGGTTACGGAATCCCACAAAGCATACCGTTTATTGAACAACCGCACTGGCGTTCCGGCAGTGATGCCGGTCAGCGGGATGCGCCAGAGGGGCATGTACGCGTCCGCGGCCCCGTTAAGAATTTTCGCGGATGGTATCGTCGGATCAACGGCCGCAGCATCGCTAGGAACGCCCTTGAACGCCACCAGTTCCACTTTTTCCACACCAGTTGACGTCTCGCGGTGATAATGCGCGCATATGATGTCATTGCGGTTCTTGCCGCTCGACCCGGACTGTATCGTGACGGTCTCAGGATTGGTGATATGCCAATCCAATCCCTGGATCGACGCGCACCCTGTGCCGATGACGGCCTTGTTCGCCGACTGCATGGTGCACGACATCGCGTCGCCCCATTCGAACACCATGTCGCCGGCGCCGAATTTAGCCTGGTGGATTATCGCTTTGTCCTCGCTGCTGATATGCGCGGTTCCGGCTTTGCCATCCACAAGTTCAATCGTCATGACTGTCCCTCCCTTTCGGCGTCCTTCACCCATTTCTCGAACTCCACGTCCGCTGTGGCGGCGAAAGACTGGAACGCCTTATAGCAGTCCCCGCAAAGCGTGTATGTGCTCGGCGGTTGGGCCGAAGCCGCCGAGGCGGATGTCAGATGGTTGACGTCGTACCATGATTGAGCGTCGGCGTTTCCTGATTGCAGAAACGCCATTCTGCCGCACCTGTCGCACGTCAGTTTCGAATAACCGGTCTGCCTTCCCATACGGAAAGCCTCCTTCTAACTTGTTCTTTGATACGTGAATGGGCCGGTCGACGGCAGTTCCACCCAGGTTCCACCGAAAGTCCCGGCAAGGTCGATGGCCGTTCCGGACATGTAGATGCTTCCGACCGGCCATGCGGTAAGGAATATCTCCTCGTCGGTCATGCCCGCGCTGTTGCCGGGAGGTCCCTTCGGGCCCTGTGGGCCAGGGTCTCCCTTCTCGCCTTTGTCTCCTTTGCTGCCGGTCAGTGTCGTGTTGCTCACGCATTTGATCGTGACGTCCGCCACGTCGACCTTAGAGACCGTGAAATACGTCAGGGTCTTCCCACCTCCGGTCAGTGCGAAGAATCTCTCACCGACCGTCGGAATCCTGTTGAGGCATAGCGTGTCCGCCGAGAACACCGATGTCGCGTCCAGATCCCATGAGCCGTAATAGGTCCGGCCGGCGGTCAATGCGGGCAGTCCCGTCTCTCCACGCAGTCCCCGCTCGCCTGTCTCGCCACGTGGAATGCTTAGATTGAGGGTCTTGTCGCTGCCGGCGCCCGTCAATGTGGCCAACGCTGACGCGCCTGGCTGGAGCGTCGTCACGGATCCGATGGAGAGACCCGATAGGTACGAGCCCTTGACTTGGTATTTGGCGTCCGATTGCGTCCGGAATGATTCAAGGTCTGCATTGGCGACTTCCGCGCTGATGACGTTGCCGGCGATGTCGATTCCCTTGCCCGCCGTGTACGTTCCGCCGGACGTCGCCGGGACAGACGATCCCGATGATCTGCTCCCCGACGACTCGGTATCGTCCGGCTGGCCTACCTCGTATGTGATGTCGAGGATGCCGCCGTTGACCTTCGCGATGCGTTTGGTGACCTTCGCGGTCAGGCTCAGACCGGAGTTCCTGTCAGACACGACCACGCCGTCACCAAGCATGAGCGAGTCGGCATCGTTCGGCAGGGTCACGTCGACCTTGCCGCCCGACTGAAGCTCCTGCAATCGTTTGCGCGTATTGTCGGACAGCGTCTGCATCTCAGCGCACGAATAATCGTAGACCTCTGCCACTTCGTCGACACCGAAAAGCGTCTGCTTCTGCGAGACCTTTCCGTCCTTGTCCGCGTACCATTCGCTCACAAGCCTGTTGGCAAGTTCCTGCTGTCCCAAGCCGATCAGATGGTTCACCGTCCGATGGCATGTCTCCGCGGTGAAATCGACTAGGTCGGAATCCAAGGTGCCGTCGATGGTGCGTACCGGCTGGCCGGACATGACGATGCGGTTGTCCTTGGCGGTGAAGTCCAATCGCATGCCGCAGGATTCCAGCATCGCGCTGATGCCGGTGTAGGCGTCGACGTAGCGTGGATTCTGGAATTTGTATCCGGACAGGGTGGGGTTCTTCGTTCCGGCGCGCACCGTGAACACTTTCTCCAATCCGATTCTTTTGACCAGCGAGGAAAGCACTTCGGACAGGCTGCCGGAAACGACGAGGTAATCCTGTTTCGGATCCGGGGAAAGTATTTTCCCGCACAACAGTCCGGTCCAGCTCGTTCCGAGCCATGAGACGTCCGACGTCGCTCCCGATACGACGCTTCTTCGATCGGTCACTCGCCCTCCGATATCGGTGCCGTCGATCCAGAAATACCATCCGAGTTCGCATTCAGTTCCCGGAATGGACAGTTCGAAATCGTTCTCACCGCTCCCCGCCGCCCAATCTAGGGCCGCGCCGGCGGAGCAGCAGACCGGTTTCATATTCGCGTCGGCTAGGATAACGTCGACCATGGTGGTGCCCCCGAGCTTTCGTACAAGTCGAATTCGATGGTGAATCCCCCGGACCATGTCAGGATGTTCTCACCGGAGGGTATCGGCTCGAAACAGTATGTTCCACATCCCTTCCCGACTCCTCGCGCCCCACTGGAGAAACAGTCCGCCACATCCCCGTTCGCGTCGGTCACCTTGATGCTTTTCTCCAATGGCGTGCCTATGACCGTCATGTACCCGTCGGACGGCACCGTCACGTCGTCGAAGCGGTAGAGGTTCCCACCGACGGTGAACTGCGGGTTCGTGGCCTGTCCGAAGATCCTGCAGACGAATCCGCACGGGGAAACCATGGGATTCGAAATCAGCTGGATCGTTTTGGGACAGGCCAGGTCGGCTGGCAGATCATATGGCATGTCAAGCACGCTTCCCGAATCCGCGGCCATCGGGGCGAACCGCTGCGTCGGCAGACGATGATGCCACAGGCCGTCGCACAACACGATCCTGAACGTGACGACGGCGAGCGCTGGGCTGGGTGTTGGCGTTTGCACGTTGGTTCCGACGATGAATGCTTTTTGCGTCCATTCGTTGTTGATGGTGAGTGTTCCGGGTGAGAGCGCCTCGACGTCCGTGTCGGCCAGTGCTTGGAGTTGGTCGAGGTCGTTGGGGTTGAGTGTTGTGACGGTTATGGTGGTTTCCGTCGCGGTTCTGCTGGATCCTGTGATTCCTCTGGTGCCGAGTGTGTAGTTCCATTGTGTGGATCTGATTTCGGTGAGGTTCGGTGTCCATGTTCGTTCGCAGTAGAGGTCGACGGCGTGTCCGTCGTGGCTGCGGTACGTCAGCGCATGCATTTGCGGACCATCCTTACGAGATCGCGATATGTGACGTTTTCTCCCCCGTCGTGTTCGGAGATGATGTTGCCGAGGTCGGCGTGCAGTCTTGTGATCGCGGCGACGACGCTGGCCGTGTCCACGGTCACTGACACGTTTTGCGTGTTGGTGGGTGTGAGGACTTCGCGTGGGATGGCGCGCCGGTTCAGCGCGTCCATGAAGTCGACGCCGTAATAGCTGGTGGCGAGCGCGTTTTCGACGTATTCGCCGCGTGCGATGCGGCCGTTGTCGAGGTAGACGCTGTCGCTGGTCGCGGTGCCTGGCGCCCATTTCGGGTCGACGTAGCCGTTGAAGGCGTAGCCTCCGTTGGCGTATCGGAATCGGTCGCCGTCGTAGAGGCCGCCGGTGGCTCCTGTCGGAATGTTGCCTTTGGCGTTTTTCGGACGGTATCCGCTGGATGAGTATGTGCCCCCTGATTCGTCGACGTAGCTTCCGTGGATTTGGAAGTATTTGTCGGCGATCTGGTAGTTGCTCAGGTTGGTGAGCACGCTCATGGCGGGTGAGCCGTCTGCGTTGACGATGAATCCTTTGTCGTTGAGTTTCCATCCTTGGGTTTGGAGGAATTTGTTCATCGCGTCGGTGTTGTCGCCTTTGAGGTAGCCGGTTTTGTCGTCGATTTTGGCTCCGTTCGCGATGGCGAGGGCGATCATGTATTGGTCGCTGTCCAGAGTGAGGGTGCCGGTTTTCGGGTCGATTTCCACGTTTGCGGCTTGGGCGATCTTTTTCATCAGGTCGGTGTTGTCTCCGCTGATGGTGACGTGCTTGCCGTCCGGTGTCTCCTTGGCCGCAAGTTTGACCTGTTCGAATTTGGCGACGGCGTCGCCGGTGACTGTGACTTCGATGGTTTTCGAATCCGGCGTGTTCTGCAGGCTGGCGACGAGGTCGTCGACCGCTTTGCGCGTGAGTCCGTAGGCTTGTGCGGCGGCCTCGGCTTCCTCCGGTGTTTTGCCGAGGGATTGCATGAGGTTAGTGAACGCGTCGTGCGCCTTGTCGATGTTCGGGTAGATGTCGTTGAGGCTGTCTCCGTTCTGGGCTTGCGCTTTGGCGCATTTGAGCGCCGCGTCGGCGATGTCGTTCAACGCGCTCTGGTTTTTCCGTCCGGCTTCCGTGTTCAGGTCGAGGGTCTTGGCGTTCTTCCCGATGGTGTCGTTCGCGGATGCGATCTTGTCTGCGAGGTCGATTTGCGCGTCCGACGAGCTGATGGCGAACCCGTAGTAGGTCTTCATCGCGTCGATGACTTCGGAGAGCGCGCCGGCGGTGTCGCTGGCGGCGTCTTTGGTCGCTCCGAACGCTTCAGCGAGGATGTCGTCGGCGCTGGCCGCGTCTTGGGAGCTGGATGCCGACTGGTCGGCGGCGTCGGCTCCTGTCAGGAGCGCTCCGGTCTTGTCGAGGCTTGCCTGCGTGGTCTCCTTGTCGGCTTGTGCGAGGTTGGCTGCTGAGATTTCGGCGTTTTTGTAGTTGCCTTGCAGTTCCGTGAGACTTTGGGAGATGACGTGGTATTCGTTGCCCGTGACCATATTGCCTTGGTCGGCGAGTTTACTGCGGTATGCGTCGATCTCCTTGTAGACTTCGCTGACGGCGTTTTTCTCGCCTTGGATGGCTTTGATATACGTGCTGTGTTTGATACCGACCTTGTCGATGGCCTGCCACAAGTTGTCGTAGCCGGTGGTGAGACGACCGAGCCAGTTGTCGGTGACCCTCGCGCCGGACGAGTCGGACAGCGCCTTCTCGTAGTATTGCGCGGCGGAGGTTCCCTCCTGCAGGGCGTTCGACAGTTGCGTGGACCGCTCCTGGGCTTTCTGCTGTTCGGAGATGAACGCTCCGAGGACCGCCGTTGCCGCAGTGATCGCGACGCCCCACGGGCCGCCGAGCAGGTCGATGACGCCCGCGCCGGCCTGCTTCACGCCGTTGATCGCTGTCTCGCCCTTGCCGAGGGTGACGGTTCCGTTGGCGATGTCGCCGACTGTGGCCCCCATGGCCGAGTTGATCTGGGTCAGACCGGCTGCGAGCTGCGGGGCGGCGGTCTTGGCGCGCTGGATCGGGTCGACGAGCAGGGCGATCGCGTCGCCGGCCGTACCGGATGACGCTTCCAATGGCGTCAGTGCCTTGTGCAATGCGACGGCTCCGCCGATCGCGGCGGTCAGAGCGATCGCGCCCTGCTGGACGGGAGCTGGCAGAGACGCGAACGCGTCGACGAGCGTGTCGACGCCTTGCACGAGGGTGCGGAGCGCTCCCTGCGAGCCTTCGCCGAGATTGATCATGAGGGTTTCGAAACTGCCGGAGAGCTGTTCGAGGTCGCCTTTGAGGTTGTCGTTCTTCTTCGCGGCCACGTCCGCAGCGAATCCACTGTCGGACACAGCCTTCGTCCATCCGGCGATGCCCTCCGAGCCTTCCGAATAAAGCACGTTCGCAGCTCGCACCGCGTCGGAGCCGAAGATGACGCTCAACGCGGCGTTGCGCTGCTCCTGCGTCAGACCGCCCAGAGACGTCTTCAGCTGGCCGGCGAAGTTCTCCAGTCCGACGAACTGGCCGGACGCGTCGTATGCGCTGATGCCCAGCTCGTCCATCTGCGCCTGCGCCTCCTTGGTAGGGTTGGACA